CAAGACGCCATGTGATACAGCCCGGCGTTCTCCCTATATCGGTACCAGTTAGCGCCGCCGCACGTATCTGGGTTCTAGGGAACCGTGTTGTTTCATCGTTATATCGGTACCAGTTATCAGCTGGATTCTAACGAACCGCTCTCTTTCATCCTAATAGGTAATCTTTATGATCAATATTTTAATAGGAACCCTCCAACGCCAACTCAGGCTGGTGTAAACACCAGGATAGAGTTGACGCCGGGCAAAAGAGTATTGCCTGTGCCTGTCAAAGAGACAACAACTGATACGACATCAGTTGGCACGAGCGACATAATAATCTCAGCATTTGTTGTTGCATAACCAGCCAATAAAGCAGGAAACGTCGTTGAAATAGCTATGGTGCCGTTCTTCTGTATTTGGAGAGATCCAGCAGTTAATGTTGTCGATTGCGTCACAACTTGCGTATAGACGACAAAGGACCCCAATAAACCGGTGAATGTTCCAGCATTAGGAACGAGACCTAGGGGATTAAAAGACGTACCGTTAAAATTAACGGTAGTAGCAACTCCAGTAGAGAGACTTTGTAATGTAGGGATATAGAAGGATGAGTTATTCTTGGGTAATGGAGCAGTGCTCAGGGGAACTTGGGGTTCGTAAAAGTCGACATCATATTCGACCCAAACTTGGCCCATTTTCGTACCATCAAGGTTACCACCAGTAATTATAAAAAGACTACCCACATCGTATGTGTTGTAATCGCCCGCAACTATAGAGTTTCGGGTTAAAAACTTTGGCAACCTTGTTAAAACATCATTAGGAACTGAAACAGATCCTTCCATCCACGGAACAACTACGAGACGAACGTTGTAGTTAAGAGCCTGCGTCATCGCAGTAGGCGCCTGATCATTTGGATCAGGATCTATGCAAAGCACAACCTGTCCTTTGTTATCAGTGGAGGTCTCAGGTAAATAAAAGAACCTGAGTCGCTTAAACCGATAATAATCGAAGCTGTTGGCTATACTACTGCACCATGGGAGAAAACTAGCTAGGCCAGGGTTCAAGGAGATGGGCACAATAGCGAAATTGGATGTAGATCCAAATACGTCTGATATGTATTCACGTCTCGTTAAACACCAAGGCTTAGCTCTTTGCCTCCTAGTGGATGCATCAGAGAATCCGTATGACACGGGTGCCTGTTGTTTCTTAACCACAACCATCGCTCGAGAGTTATTCGTCTTGGCGTTGGCGTTGGGTTGGGACATTTTCTTTTTCCGGGTTGTCCTCTTCCGGGAAGGTAATAGCGTAATCTTCGGCGCTCCACTCATTTATTTTTCTGCCAAGGACCTCCCCCTGGGCAGTTTTCGCCAACCACTCACGTATCTCCACCAATTTGGGGCTATGCCGTAAAGTCGAACAAAACTGAAACCACAAGGAATAATCCACCTTGGGTATAGGCTGACACAAGAATCGGTAAAAAGTCTTGGACCAGGTTATAGGCTCCCAGGTGGCCGTTCTTAAATCTATTCGTGAACTACAAAACTCAACATAATCCCCTTCACAGGGTCGATATTGTTTCACTTTGTGGCCCAAACGCTCATAAATACTTGCGGCTTTTGGTCTAAATTCTACTATGGCGTCATCTCCAACAACAGCAACAAAGCTACTGCCTGATAACCAAGCCAACATAACAGCTATTCTTGAATTCGTGGAAGTCGTGTTATAACTCCCGCTCTTTTCAATTCCAGCTTCACGTTGTGCTACCATAGTCCCATCGGAAAAAGAGAAAACGGCTAAAGACAGACATCTAACGCGGTTACGAACAGCTCGTTGCCAGGCTGGGCTAGCATTGACAGCCAAAGCAATTCTGCATTCGGCATCCCAATCTAATTCCCATCCTTGAACGGACCAATCAAAACCACTGATATCCACATCAGCTAATTGAATTCCACCTACACGGGCATTGTCTAACTCCCTAGCCAATATCTTGACATCCTCATCGTTGGTCATTGAGCCGCCGGGCTTACTAGGAATAGTAGTCCAGTTATCAATTTCAGCGTTGTTCTGTCTAGCATATAGCAACCTTTCGATTATTTGGTCAACAAGACTGACTGAACTAATAAGTCTTAGACGCCG